TCCACCCTGTAAGGTTTCTATAAATCCTGCCAGCTTTTCTGTTCCTACAATTGCCGCCGTAGCTACCGCTGCGATCAATCCCGCTGTTCCTACCAATGGGGCAAGAGATGAAGCAAGGGAAGTAAATCCGCCCGCTGCCGCACTGGCAGCTTTTCCCAGTACAGATGTCAGACTTCCAGAAAGAGCCGCTACTGCTTCAGATCCGATTATCTTCTTTCCTATTGCTCCAATCAGCAACTTTACCAGACTGCCAATCCCTGTTATATCCGCAATCTTTACAGCAATAAATGCTTTTCCGAGAAAAGCTGCTATTTTGCCGGCTGTACCGCCCTCTTCCAACCCATCAAACAGACCTCCAATCGTTGTTTTGATTGCTTCAATGACCTGCCACAGATGTTTTCCCCAATCAATCTGGCTTAAGAATGTTCCTATTCCTTTCCCGACTTCTTCCCAATTTGTTTTTTGAGCCAGTCCAACCAAAGAAGTACATAAATTGTTCAGGAATATTTCCAGTTTCTGTCCATTGCCTTTCCAATCAAATTTTGATACAAAAGTATTGATTCCGCCCGCAATATTATCAACCATCTGTTTCCAGTTGAAATTGACAGCAAAATTGTAAAGAGTTGTAAACGCACCGTTAAGTCCAGTAGCAAGTGTATCTCCTATCTCTGAAAATGAAACAGTCGAAAAAACACCGTTCAGTGCATCCGCAACCGCCTTTCCAATATCAGCATAAGGAAGATTATGAACAAATCCGCTGAATATCTTCCAGGAAATCATGAACATGTTGCCAAGCAGCTGTCCAAGATTATTCCAGTTTACCTCATGAACCAGACCGGTAATACCTTCTGCAAATTTCTTTCCAAGATTCTTCCAATTTATTCCTGTGATCAGAAGATTCATAGTATTCACAAGAGTATTAATCCCAGCCCCTACAGTACGTCCTAACAAATCCCAATCAATATGATCAACCAGGCTATTAAATGTTCTTGTAAAAGCATCACAGAATTTTGTAATCTTGGGTCCAACATTGTTCCAGTTAATCACATCATAAATTTTCTGCAGGCCTTTATTAATGCCACTGGCAATATAAGCCCCCAACCCTTCCCAGTCCTCTTTTTTGATGAGCTTTCGGATCTTATCAGCAATTCCCTTTATAGAACTCGTGATAGGAACTTCTTCAAACATATCACCGGCAGATGGGTCAGTGTATTTGTTCCCGCCGATTGTTCCTGCACTGTTTACGCCATCATCATATCTATTAAGTTCATCAATCGGGCTAAGATAGCCTTTTATTTCCTTTGCGGCTTTCTTGGCACTATCCGCTGTTTTATCCAAGCTGTCAGCATAGTCTTCCTGAACGCCTATTGCTTTTGTAAAAGTTTTTTGCCCGGTTAATGCTGCAATCAGCATGCCTACGCGGGTAACCGCATCTGACATAAGATTAATAAACTTGACAAGAATCGGTGCGACTGTTGTCAATATTGGTGCGAATGCTGTTGCAAAAGAATTTTTTAATCTTGTCATACTGGACATCAATGAAGACATTGCTGTGTTTGCGGTATTAGAATACTCAGCAAGATTCTGAATTCCCGTCTTTACTCCGTCACCAACAGCATTTATAGCCTGGGACATGCCCGAAAACAATAGTGATATTCCCAACACCTCATCCAGACCTGCCTTAGAACATTTTGCCTGCTTATCGAAATTAAACATAGATTCCACTGCTTTTTTCATAGCAGAGACCATGCTTTTTACGGCTGATCCTGCGCTCTTTAAAGCAGAGCCAATGTTCTTCATGACTACACCTACACGTGCAGCAGCTTTCTGTAGATTCTGCATTACCAGAACAAGCTTGTTATTCTTTTCCTGATATTCCTCTACTTTTTTCTTCAGATTATTATATGAAGAATATAGCCTTCCGTTTATACGTTCCAGTTTCTGTGATTCCTCATCGTACTTCTGCAATGTATTTTTATAGGCATCTGTCGATTTAGGATCTATGTACGCACTGCCGGATACCTGCATCTCCTTCTGTTTGTTCTGCAGTCTCTCCATGTCTGCCCATATTTCATCCAACTGCTTATCTAGTTCTTTAACAGGCCCAGAATCAACTGGAAATCCCATATCAATCCATTCACGCTGTTTAGATTCTATTTTTTCAAAGTCTGTCTCAAGAGCCTTGATCTGATCCGAAATCTGCTTGTATTCTTCTGTTTCTATTTTGCTTTTACCCAGCTCATCCAGCTTAGATTTTAATTCAGCAACTTTTCTTTCCTGCTTTTCATAGCTTTGATAAAGGCTGTTAACTGTTGCAATCTGCCTTTGAAATGAATTTTTTGCTGTTTCTCCCATTTTTGATACCTGAGCAGTAATTCTTGTCATTCCTGCCTTGATGGTATTTAAGCCTTTGGAAAGACCTTCTGTCTGAATCCTGGTATCAATGATGATTGAGCCATCAGCTGCCATATTATCTACCTCCCGACTATTTGAGGCCAGGGTACCAGTTTCAAATTACCAGTACCGAGTTATAAATTAGGGCTATCCTGTTTCCAGAACAGCCCGCCGTTTTTATTTTTCTTCGTCTTTTTTTATGTATTTAGCAGTATATTTGTCAATCCGTTCCTGCTGCTTCTTTTCTCTTTCAGCTAATTCCTTTTCAATGATTCCGCCAATTACAGTGATAATCTGTTCGGCAAATGTCTGTCCATCTTCCAGAATTGTAAACGGATGAGTAATTTCAAAGAAGTTCTCCGATACAGGAGCACCAAACAAGAAATCTATCTTTTCCCCGGCTTCTTTCTCCAGCTCAGGAAGAATCTCTTCCAAGTCCTCCCCTTTTATTTTGTCACCTACACTTGCGAAAAACGCTGCTGTCTCTTTATATCTGTTTAAGATTCCAACATCTGTAGGAATAAACCGGAATACTCCCAGCTCATTTCCATCCTGATCTACAATCTCATAGTTCTTAGCACCTGTATTAAATGTTATCTTCTCTGCCATTACTTATCGCCTCTCCCTCATATTTTTGAAGTTCCGTTTCAAGTCTCTGAAGTTCCCTGTAATCCTGCGCAAGTTTTCTATATTTTTCTGCCATTTCTGGAAGACCCTGTCGTAATGCTTCAATCGTTACAGAAAGCATTCCCGATGACTTCTCCAAATCATCAAGTGCCCGTCTGGCAGAAGCATTTATTGCCGCCTGAAGCTTGTCCTGTTCATATTTTCTACTTTTCTTCATTCTGATACGTCTCATTGTCTTTCCCCCTTACCGCATCATAAATAGCTGCTAATTCCATGACTGCAACCAGCATCAACATGTTAAGTAAAATCACATATATCATCTCCTGTCCTATCGTGATACATATATTATCTCACATTTTGTGAGAACAGCTCTCTACCACTTTGGGGCGTTTTTGTTATTTTGACTGTTCATCGACAGTTCAAAAGCAACTGGCGTTTCGTGAAAATCACGATTTAACCTGATATTCTCACCTGTTCGAACACTCCGAGTTCTCACCGCTTCCTCACCGCTTTAATTCCATTTCTCACGGGTTCGTCACGGCTTTGTGCGGCTTTCCTGCGGCTTCATTATCAATAACAAGGCTCCTCAAAATAGTGGATACCCCTTTTTATAACTTTTCACTGCTTTCTCACTGCTTCAATCAGACCAATACCCAAAAATCAGTAATAACGCATGACCGTATCTCATAATAGGTCTTTTATTGAACCGTAGGTTCGGCAGCAGGATTTTATTCAATACCGACATTATCTCTTCTCTCTGTTTTATCGGCTCATTTAGCCTTTTTATTCCATTACCCCTACAACTTTACCTTAGTTGCATTACAATTGATTTTTACTCTGTTTTATTCCTGTACTCCTTTATTTTCAGACACATTACGTCTCATCCGTTCTCCCATCTGCTGACGCTGTTCCTCTGTATACTGTTTCGGAGGAGAAATCCGGATCCAGGCTACCGGAACATGAGCACAAATACTTCCGTCCTCATTATCAGCAACGATCTGGCAATCATCAGGATGTTTCTCTGCCAGCTTACGGATTACAGATTTATACCGACCCTGTGAGAATGATAAAGTTGCTCTGGTATCATTGGTCATAAATTCAATTACATTTTCGTTACATCCATCCATAAAAATCTCCTTTTCGTTTTGTTCGATAATATTTACAGTCTTATTTTTCGGGGTTCGCTCAGGTTTCGTTCTAACGCATTTTACTCTTTTAGGGGCTCCGAAATCTCCGAATGTCTATGCGCGCGTAATCGTGTCATTAAACTCTTTTACGTGCGCGTTATCGTGTTACAAAATTCCCATACTCCCGTCATTTTTTGTCTAAAAATTCATCAATTTGTAATCATCTTTAATATCATCAGGCAATCCCTTAAAAAGGAAATTCTGAGGCATTCTTCGCAATGTTCCAATAATTTCAAATCGCTGTTCACTCTCCAACATGGCTGTTATTTCTGGACATTCTTCAACATTCTTTGTATACCATGACTTCTGTTGTGGCGGAGAATACCGGGGATCATCACGCACATACAGGAACAGCCACTCTATACACAGGCTCATTGTAAATTGAACATGCAACCCACATTCGTAATAATATTGAGCTATCATTAATGCATCATGAAGTGTAGTTGTTATCTGCTCTGGTTTCTGATAATTTCCCTCTGGATAATATTTCACGATACATTCATCTTTCATAAAACTCCATGGAGCAATGGATACAAACGGAGCATGATCCGCCTGCACTTTCATTACCATCTGAGCTCTTTGGTATAAAGCATCAAGCCTTTTAATCAACGGACTTCCCATAATTCACCACCACCTTTAAATATACAAATTCTTTGTCTGTTTCTTCGTCCCATTATGCCCCTGGGATTTCTTTCTGGCATTTTCCCTTTTGCAAGCTCTCAACCACTGATGCAGCTCCGGCACACTCGTAGCTCTTATCGTTACACGCTTATTTCTTCTCGGCATTTAATGCTCCTTCCTATCCAGATTAGACTTATCCGATTCATAAATCCATCATTTACCCCTCTTCTGCGATTTCTGCTCCTGTTCTACTCGTGACATCAATTCTTCCATAGCTTCCAGACGTTCAATCATATCTACATTCTTTGTCCACTGAGAGCACTGTGACAATGCTGCATTAGCCGCGTTCACTCTGATCTGTGCCGGCACTTCCGTATCAGTGGCCGTATTGACCAACACTGCTGCACATTCTCCAAGTTTTCCCTGCAGGTATGCAATCGCTCCTGTTACGGCCTCGTTTCTTGCCTCAGAATACTTACGCTGGAAGCTGTCTGAATGAATCACAGTATAAATTGTAGGTCTGGGAATTTTCGTCTTTTTAGATATCTCACTTATATTTGGACACGTTAAAAATGCCTGTACTAAGATGTCCTCGCGCGCTTCTGCTGATATACCTCTTGCCATAATAATCACCCCTAACTAATCAATGATATTTCAAATACATAAAAATAGACGGTTTTGACAGGTTGCCGATCCGAGAAGATGTTAATATCTGTTAATGTTTTCGGCTATATATGCTGAAATCGTAGGTTTCCGTAAGTTCCTCCCATATAGCGTGATATGTGGAGTTTTGTCAGGTTCTGCCAGCATCGTCTACTACAAATCTACTGTTTTCACCAGTAAATCAAATTCATGAAGTGCTTTCCGCTTATAACCATAAAAATCATTTTCAGTGCATGGAAGTTCACATGAATTGCTGTTTTTGAATATCTGGCGATATCCCACGCTTTCTGTAAAACTCTTTACCAGATGCGAGGCAAGAAATTCATTTGCTCTATTACATGCTTCGCTTACTAAAGAATAATACTGTTTGTCTTTTGCCATTTCTTTGAGTTCTGCTGCCCGTCCCGGCGTAATCCCATAATCTTTCAATTTCATTTTTCTGATGCTCATTGGTATAGAGTCCTCCTGTCCTGTTTGTGGTATAATAGCTTACAGAAAGACTCACCCCTTTTATACGGTCCTGCGTCAGTTACTTTGACTGATACAGGACTTTTGCTTTGCGTTCCAGATCTGACGCGACATTACACAAGATATCCCGGCACAACTGGCAATTATATTGCGATTCTGTTTCGTGAAGATCATCTACCAGCTTTGACCAGTATGTATCATCCTGCGGATTTCCCGGCGGGTAATGTTCTCTGTATGCTCGCCAGGCAGCAGTTAATATGTCATATACCTGTCTTAATTCCTTTTCATTATCCAATGATTATTCCTCCGGCATGATATACGCTTTTTCTCCTGCTGCATACTTTTGAAACATATCATTCAACACTTCTTTCGCGCGTTCTGGACTTGCATATTCCGCAATACCAAGATCACCCTCACAAATACGGTTCTTACTTACATAACTGATATACGTCATTTTAAAATTTAAAACTCGTGTTTTATCCTGTGTCATTATTTTCATGATTAGTATCCTTTCCGGCGGATTACCGCCTATAATTATCGTTTCCCCTATGATTAAGTTACTCCTCTGTATATTTCACTAATTCAGCTCCAAACAAAACTGAATCAACATATATTTTTACAACGTTTCCTGCTTT